ACTTATTTCTTTTCCTAGTGACCCTTATGTGGGTCAAATCTTTTACGAACCAGAAACAGAAAAACTCTATGAGTTTTGCGAGGTAACAAAAACAGATGAGATTACTGGCAAGGTTGTTGAATCTGCTATGTGGTTCGATATTACAGAAAAAGATTTAGTCCCATAAATAGAGGCATGATGATCTTTCGTGTAGGATCGTAAGCTGCTCTTTTGTAATTTGTGAACATTTTGCCCTTTAATGTTTGAAGACCCACTTTACAAAAAGATATGAGTTCCCTTCGAGGATCGCTGTCGGGCAAAAGGTAAGAATACCTCCAATATTAGGCAGCGATAAGCGATAAAAGTCTGTAAGACCTCTACTTTTTCCCAAATATTATATACCTCAAGCGATCCCAAAAGGTCGCTTTTTTCTTGCTTAATCGTCTTTCTAGCTTATAAACGTATGCTTGCTGTGATGCTATGACCTCAAGTGAAGTGCTTACAAAGTGAGCTTGCTTTGCATTTGTTTTTAGTAGCTTGATTGCATACGGCTTAAGTAGTTCTATATCTTCTAAGTTTTGTATGAAAGTAATAGACTTTTGCACCTCAAGCTCACCCTCAAGGCTGTAAGTAGATGTAAGAGCCTTGATAATATCCATTATTTAACTGGAAATAGTTTTTCTTCAATCATCTTTACTATTGCGTCATCAACGTCATTATCGGATTTCTCAGCAGCCGATTTAAGCATGAGAATTAGCCCTTTACGCACTGATTCCGATTTTCCAAACCTGATAAATAGATTGATTAGAAATTTAGACATGATTTGTTTGTTTTTCCAAACATAGCTAAAATTCTAGTATTAAACAAGAAACCTTAATCTCATGGAAGAAGAAGAAAAGGACGGCCCAGATTATATCGGTCATTTTGTCCGATTTATTATTCTTGGGTGGAGTTTATCAGTCATGACTCTTGGATACATGGAAAAGATAAGGCTTGACACTTTTGCTGCTGGCCTCGTTGGAAATATCGCAAGCAGTTATGGAATATCAGTCAAAGGTAAAAATGGCAACCAAAAAAAACCAGTTATAGTGGATAATAAGAATACTAAAGTTGGTATCAAATGAAAAAGCTCTTACTTCTTGCCGCCCTCTGTGTTCCATCAGCTGCTTACTGTGATATTCAGAGTACAATGACCTCATCAATCAAGCTAGAAAGTTTGAGTGCCGCCACCTCAGCCGACAAAATCGGCTCTTCTTACAGCATAAGTGGCACAAATATCACAACTACAAGCGGGGACGCTGCAAGTGTGGGTGGCTTTGGATCTGTTACAAATGGAGTTCCCGCAGTAACTATGCCAAGTGCAACACAAACCACTGCTGGTGAAACTTTTAGCTTCACTCAGTCATACCTTGAGGGTGATGCTACTGCTGGATCAGCACCAACTGTCGGAACAGTAGGCAACTTCAGTGATCTGACATCAACTGCCGCTGGTTCAGTAGGAACAGCAGCCGTCACTTTAGATCATCACACAATGTCTCTAACAGGTGGAACAGGAACAGGAATTGTATTAACAGGTCAGTTTGTCACAGATTTAACTGTTGATTAATGTGGAAATATCTGCCGCTTATATTTTTTATAAGTCCAGCTTATGCAATTCCAGTAGTACCAAATTTTACAAGTGCTACATCTACAAGTCGATCTGTTACCACAAATAATCTGACAGAAAATATCCGAGAAGTTCGCTACAATTCTGGTTATACCTACAGTGTCACTGGTTCTGGTATCTCATGCGGCAACTGTGATTCAATATCCATGCCAAATGCCACAGTGACAGAAACTGTAAATGGAACTACTTATGAATGGACAGGCTTAAATCTAGATCAAAAACCAAACTGGCAGCAAACATCAGAAAGCTTTCAGTTCTCAGAATTTTACAAAGGCCCCTCTTTAGAATCAATAATCGACATAACAAGAACAGTAGAATCACAAATTGTCACAGATACTACGGTTATTTTTTCCAACTAATAAGTCTTTTTTCTTGTTTGCCAACTTACGCAAACACCTCAGCAGTGGCCAATCCACAGAGCAATACATCATCTTCAGTATCGAATTTTGCAACCCAAGTTTTAACAGGCCCTATGACAGAAAATTCTTATGGTGCTGGTATTCAATGCTCTGGAGCTACATTATCTGTTAGCCCATTCGCTACAACTTCCGTTGCAATAAAGCGTCCTCAAGACTACATTTTTCATACACCAGTTTATAACGAAGCAACAGACCCAGAAACAGGGGAGCTAACAAATGCTGGTGAAATTCTCTACTACAGAGAAAATTACAGTGGAAACAAAGATTCTACATCTTTTAATTTTGGGATAGCGGCCACAATATCTGTACCACTTGATAGACGTTTTCAAACTGCTTGCCTCAAAAGTGCGACCACTCAGGAAAAGATAATGCGGCAACAATTATCGACAGCTAGATTAAATTATGAGCTTGCAAGGCTCAAGAATTGCCATGAACTCAGAGTTAGTGGTGCTGAATATTCAAAAACCAGTGACTACTATGGGCTTTGCTCTGACATAGTAAGTACACCGCCAAAAAACCAAGTTATACCTCATACACACAAAATTGAGCTAAATAAGTAAATTTAGTCCACTCAAAATCGCCTGTAAGGGGCTTGTAGTTTTGATTGCTTATGTTTGTGCCTTTGATTTATCCTTAGATTTGAACAGACGCTTAATGGCAGTCTTGATGAGGTTGGTAAGTAGCTTCAAGATGATAGGACTTGCACCCGCAGCAATAGCAATAATTGAAGTACTAACAAGAACAGGAGAGCTAGGAAACCATTTCTCTGTAAATGAACTATCTCTGAAGACTTCATAGCATTTACCATTCTTTACTACATGAGAAACAACGATCTGTAACTTAAGGTCATTAGGGTAGCTTCCTACTGGAATGCTATCCTCAGACGGACATTTTATAAAGAACTCTTTATCTTTTTTGACTTTGGGTTTATATTCTGGCGGCTGCGGTATATCTGGTTGTTTTTGTTCTGGCTGCTTATCTGGATCTGTAGGAATGAATTTATCAGGGTTATAATCTAAAGGCTCAAAAGATGGAAAATTAACAACAGGATAATCAAGCTTTGGTTTATCAATAATGTCCAAAGTTGTTGGATATTGTTCCCATGTTCTTGTTCTGGGAATATAAATTTCTTTTATCCGTATTTGTGGTATTTCAATTCTTGGGATTTCCAAGTGGATTCACCTTTTCTGGTTCTGGAAGCTGTACAGATGGCCCTGTAAAATCTGGCATTTGTTTTCCCATGACATCTGGTAATTTATCCTCCAAACTTCCCATGATCTTGTTTTTCAAAGTTCTCTCAAACTCAGGGCTTTGCATATAGCGAATTGCTACATATCCAAAAACTGCCATTGAAATTGACATCAAAAATGACAAGATGGAAATAATTTTTATAGCACGATCAATCATGGTTAAACAGGCAATACTTAAAGCAATTTCTCACACTTTAATTATATCAATGCTGTTAATTATTCCCACACTTGGGCCTTTATATATCTTAGGTGGAATAATGACTAGACAAATGGCTCCTAAAGTTGACTAATAGTTTTTGCTCTACAAGCTTTTGATTTACAGGCATTACGACAATATATCTTTCGTTGTTCCAAAGTATTGAACGTAGTACCGCAAACAGGACACTCTCTAACGAGTATCCCTTCTACTTTTTTACGTTTTCTTTCGTAGGTTGTTCTTTGTTTATCTCTTGCAAAAGCAATTGGTATGCCTGAATTCCACCTTCTAATTTTAAAATATATTGTTTTTGATTAATAATTTCCTGTTGCCATTCAAGAATTTGTTTTTCTATAAGTTGTTTCATAAATATAAAGTTTTTCCTAGTGTAACCGCAGCATCTTGTTCTGTGAAGTCTTCAGTTGTCCAAATGCTAGTTCCGTTTTCTGTTGTATAGCCTTTAATTCTTTCTAAATGATCTACATTACGTTTAATTCTTGCTTTGTCCTCATCTGTTAAAGATTCTAACGCTGCTAATCTATTTATAACAGTCACGCTATGGCTAGCGTTTTTAAATAAAATTGCAATTTCCTCTGTGGTACGTTCAGCCATTTAGTTTAAGTAGGTTTTACAGGCCATGTTACATCAGTTGGGAATCCAGCTTGACTTGTTATATCCCTTAACTCCTGACGGTAAGTAGCCATGTCTGATGTAAGCGTTGTGTCAGTCAGAGCAAGGTAATCAGTTTCAGCCAAAAGACTATTGCGTTTAGCACGTACCTCTAGAGGCAGTATATTCTGATTGTAATCATTTCTTTGGGTTGTTGCACTGTCTATCTCAGCTTGAGTAAGATCAATAAGCTCGCCATTTACGATTTTTTGCATACTATTGACCAATTCCATAAAGCGAGAATCTACCGCTATCTATTACTGCCGTTCCCGCAGTTGTCGTAAACCTAAAACCATCTATATCAGTAAGAGAATAGGAGCTAGTCATTCCACCGTTAGCAAACAGTGTTAGGGCACTATTGGCTGTGCCTTTAAAACCACCCACCGTCAGCGACATTGTGGCTCTTGGGGCTGCAACACTTATTTCAAACATCCCAATCTGTGATTGCAAGCCATCTGACGTGATCCATCCAGAATGGGTGATTGTGAATGAGCTTCCTCCGCTGCCTGAAAACTCAGAACGGCGCACGAAGTAATTGCTACTTGTTATTAAACTTCCGTTGTCATAAATTTGGATTTTAGGAATGTTATTTCCATCCATCTCACAATCCCAAAGCAAAACATAACGGTTGTAGCTACCGATACTGGTGAAATCTACTGAAGACACGGAACTACTAACAGTTGTTGTGCTTATTAAGTTCCACGAACCACCGCCACCACCAGAAGCTGCTGCAAAACTAGCCTCCCCATTAGAATCAAGAGTTAAGACATGACCTTCAGTAAGTGAACTTCCGCTATCTTTAACTGTGAAATTAAGACCTGGAATCCTAAACTTGGTTATGCTTGTGTTACCAAAGGTAATTTCATTATCAACGTCTACTGCACTAGATACTGCATTATAACCTACTATTATATTGTTATCGCCCGTAGTTAAAGCTCCACTTCCGCCTGAACCATAGCCAGCAAAGTTTCCTAGTAACGTATTTTGAACCCCAGATTGTAGGCTAAAACCAGCAGCTCTTCCGCAAGCAGTATTTTCGTTGCCAGAAGTTTGACTATATAAACTAGAAGTACCTAAAGCAACACTTCCTGTAAAACTAGTACCGGTAAAACTATATAAAGCATTAGCACCCACAGCCACGTTATTTGTGCCGTCATGTGTTGAGAACATTGCTTCACTACCAATAGCTGTATTACTACCGCCTGATGAATTTCTACCTGCTTGCTTTCCTATAAAAGTTTGATTTTGGGCAGAACTGTTTGTTCCTCCAGCGTCATAACCAACATATGTTCCGTTTGTACCCGTTCCACCGCCTGCTGAATTACCAATAGCTGTTATAAAACTTTGTGAAGTGTAATTATCTCCAGCACCAGTTCCTACAATCGTGCATCCTGTACCGCTAGTTAAAAGAAGGCCAGCATTAGCTCCTACTATTGTATTGTTTTGACCTGTAACGACTTCTCCAGCCCTATGTCCAATAGCGGTTAATCTAGCTGCTGTAGTTATAGATTTACCAGCATCCTTTCCCACACAGGTTGACTGATCGCCCGTAGTGATTGCAGTACCAGCATTTTTTCCAAATAAGGTATTCCCTTCCGCATTTGTGCCATCGAAAGAATCTCCCGCATTAGTACCACCTACAGTGTTATCTTGATCATCAGAAGTAACTCCACCACCACTACCACCGCCAATTTCTTTTACAGTTCCACTATCATTTACAAATAGTTTTTTTGCAGAAGTATCTATAGCAACTTCGCCATTACTTATATCACTTGTTGTTGGAGTGCTTGTGCCTCGTTTTAGTTTGATTGTGTTCGCCATTGTTTTATCTCCTAATGGTTATATTCAATACGATCCTCCATCTATGTCGAAATTAGATGTAGAGCCATCTTCTAAAAATGTAACCAAATCAGACAATGCAACCTGTTTCATCGTTCCATTATCATTACAGACAAATCTATCTGTTGTAGCAAGTGTTGTTGATGTAGCTGAAGTATTACCATCACAAACTGTATTCAACTCAGAAGTCGTTATATTTGCTCCATCAAGAATTTGTATTTCAGCTTCACTTAAGGCAGCTAACGCAGCAGATCCACCAGATTGACAACTAGATAAATTATCTAAATCAGCGGCATAAGCTTGAACATCAGAACCGATTGTTAATCCAAGAGATGTTCTTGCAGTAGCTCCAGTTTCAAGTACAAAATTAGATCCATTACCAACAATAAAATTGCTATCTGTTGGAGTTAAACCAGCTATATCACTAAGTTGTGCGTCAAATGCTTGTACATTCGTTCCAATAACTAAACCTAATGCTGTTCTAGCTGCACTTGCACTTGTAGCCCCCGTTCCACCATCGCCAATCGCAAGAGTTCCTGTTATAGAAGTAGCACTTAAGTCAAGAGCTAATTCAGTAGATTCAATAACAAGGCCACCATTTGATTTAAGATCAGCAGATATAGTATTACCTGATTTCTGTAAACCATCTCCTGCGGTTATATTTCCAGCACCAGAAAATTGGGCAAAAGTTAAATTATTAGTACCTACAACAGCAGATCCTTTATTAGAAGTACAAACAAAGCCGTTATCTCCGTTAACAGTTCCCTGCTCTACAAAGACAAACGCACCAGCAGCATCCGCACTAGCAGCTAAATCGTCAGCCCTAGTTGGTGCACCAGAAGCATTGACTGTATAAATACCATTTTCGGTTTGAGTATTCTGATCTTTGATGAGTATTCTGTCATTAGTAGACAAAGAAACATCATCAATCGTTTGACCGTTAGCAAAAGCAGTACTTAACGCACCATTCGTAGTAGTTGTGGCGACCACAGAATCTTTGACATCTAATCCTTGTGCAACTCCATCTACATAACCTTTATTTGCAGCATCATTATCGCTTGTAGGGTCTGCTAATCCTGTTATTTTTTGTGAGTTTAATGAAACTGATCCTGTAGGAGCAGTCATTTGGTCTAATCTACTTGTTTGAACTGCCGTATCAAAATCAGATATTTTATCGTGATCTATATCTGGAATATCAGTTGCTGCTAATGCTCTAAAGGTAGGAGCCGCAGCACTTCCTGATGCAGGTCCACTAAGAATAGTGCCTGCAGTTCTTGTTGTTGCTTTATCAAAAAATGCTCCCTTACCACCAATAGCTTCAATACTGGTAGCAGATCCTCCTGCACCTCCTGTACCTTTACCAATAACTAATACTTCATCGCCTTCTCTAAATGCTATCTCAGCATTTTCAAGAGAAGTTGGGTTAGACGATCCAGTGGATCTTTTAATTCTAATTGTGTTAGCCATCAGAAATTCCCTCCATCTACGAGTGTTAGTTTGGTAGTAGTTGCATCTGCTTTAAATGTAGCAGAAGTTTGATCGTAATAAATCACTGATCCATCAACTTTATTAGTTTCATCAACAGTCACTCCACCTGATGGCCCCTGAATACCCTGAATACCTTGTGGACCCTGGGTTGCCACAGTTACGATAGTGGAGTCACCTTCATTAACTGTAACAGTATTTTTAGTAGTAGTTATATTAACGCTTGTCATGCTGTGTAGCCCTCACTCGTAAAAATGTTTCCTTCTAAATAATACTCCTTTAATCCAGAAGGGTTGGTAAGTAATACATCATATTTCAAAACTTCTGGACTAAATGTAGCTGTTTGGGCATCTGTTAAAGAAATATCTATCGTTCCTGTAGTTCTATTAGTATATGCGACAGTAAAATCTGCGTATTTTGTGGTTCGAGTTTCTTCCCATACCTGTGCTTCTACTGTGTACCCTGTCAAATTTATTGCAGCATTGTTTCCGTCTTTAAAAACAAGCTGAATACTATGATCTGATCTCCTCTGAACAGTCATATTATACGTGCCAGGTTGAATTGCCATCAGTTATAAGGAGAAGCTCCAAGAATATCAGTTTTCCATTGTGCTTTAAGTGCATCTGTATCTGCTGCTGAATCAATACCAGAATCAGCAGGGGCATCTCTTAAGGCTTGTCTTTTTGCTGCTATATCAGTTGTACTTGTGCCAGCTTCTAAAGCTTTTGTAAATTCAACATCAAGTTCTTTAAACTTTTCTGCTCTTGCAGCACGAATCTTATCTTTATGAATTTCTCTGGCCTTTGCCATGTCAACGCCAAATCCCATAGTTTACTCCGTATAAGTCCAAGCGTTTCTAAAACTCCTATCAGTAGGAATTGCAGATTTATCTACAGTATAGACTGT